TACCCCCATTATCATTATCAATCATCTCAATCAGTTCATCAAAAGTTTTACCATAAAACTCAGCCCGTTTATTAAGAATAGTCATTGCACCTTTAATTTTCATTACATAAGTTCCTCAGTAAAAGGGTTAACATATAAACCAACTTGATTATTATCAAGATAGTTATCTTGAATTTCAGATATCATAGCGTGATGACTAGAACCATTATCCCACTGAATCCTAACTGCAGTTCCAGCCATCCCGCGGCTAGTCTCAATACTAGCAATAAAACCATGACTTTCGGAAACCATAGCTCCCCAAACTCCGATAACTTGTGTTCCTCTATGAATATCCATTACACTAACTCTAATGCTTTTTTGAAAAGAAAAGACGCACCATCGTCAGAGTCAAAACCTTCTTCAGATGCAAAGTCCATTGACGAACTACCCATTACTGTTTCAGCTATACCTTTTGTATTTAAGACATATGCAACAGACTCAGGACTATTACCCCAACCAACAAGACCACTATCTGAATACATTTGAATCCCACCATTATGGGCACTTATGAAATCTACTTGATTTTGCATTTTTAAAACTCTCTCTTTGTTTCTCTATCTTATACTTTACATTACCATTTAAATACTAAAGAGTCAAGTCTTTTATGCATAAAAAAACCCTTGTAAAACAAGGGTTTAATTATTATTTTGAATTTTTTACATCTTGTAATAGACGTTTTAGTGCTTTATCAGGCCACTTTGATGGACTGATTCGTTTCACTCTGGGTATCAATGGTTGTTCCTTTTTAGGATATGACACCACTGGTGTCCACTGAATAGGGTTTATGATCACCTATCAGCGCCAGATGCTAAACCTGATGATTGTGGATATACATCTGGCTTTGGAACTACAAAATCTTCATCCCAACCAAAAGCTTCTCTTACTACATTAGAAGATAAACCTTTATACATTTGATGTAGTTTTTTATCTTTAGCAGCAACAACAAGTTTTGCTTCGTTTTGGTGTAAACCTTCTAACAATTGAAAAAACATTGATTCTTTCTGATGTTGTTTGGTTTTTCTATCCGCACCCTTAATGAAGTGCCACAGTTTTTTTGCTTCCATAGCCAACACAGTATGTTCTGTTCCTTCTGGTGATTCATTGGGTGTATAAGGAACTTCACCATCTGGAATTACCCATTCGATTTTTGGATCAAATCCTGCCTTGAGTACCATGCGTAATGCATCAGTATTATTCTCTCTAAGGATTTTTACCTTTTGATCTTTAGTTTTTGCTTTGTGTACTTTATCAAGTACCTCAGAAAATAGTGGTGTATAAGTTTGTTCTGGCATTTTAAAATTCTCCAATTGTTTCAGTAAGATTTTTTAATCTTGATTGTATAAAATAATTTAGTAGTTTGCTTCTGTCACCAAATGGGGCTCCATGAAATTCTGTTAAGATTTCATCTTCAAGTTCATTTGGTATTTTACTCAAGTCAATGAGTTTCTCATTTCTTTGGTAATTTCTTTTGACTTCATCCTGTAAATCATCTATATCTATATCCAACCAAGTCTCAATCTTTTTCTTTCCTAAAGGTCTTTGTCTTAATCCATCCGTGAATGTATTATCTGGTGACAGAACATTAGGTACTCCATCACTAGTATCGCCTTTAAGTATATGTTCTTTTATATAGGTTTCTGGAACATGACCATCTACATACTTTTTAAGAATAGGACTATACTGTTTTACGTTAACATATTTTTGTAATTGAATAAAATCTTTATCACCAGATACGATAATAATTTTTTCATTCCTACTACGGTCTTTTTCTGTCTGAGAAAACTTACACAAAGTAGCAATGATATCATCAGCTTCTGCACCATATACTTCTAGAAATTTGTATGGAAGGTTATCTTTAATCTCTGCCTTAATCTTGTTTAAAATTTCAAAGATGGCATTCCAATCTTTACTGTCAGCATCTCTATTCTTTTTACGATTTGATTTGTATTGTGGAAAGAAGTCTCTTCTCCAATAATGTTTGGAATCGTAAGTAAGAATTACCTCACCATACTCTTCATTAAACATTGTTCTATACATACGAACTGAATTAAGTATCATATGTCTTACCATACTCTCATCAGGTTCTTTTGCTTTTGTCATGTTTAAATGCATCATTAGACTGGCTAATGAGATTTGGTTCATATCAATTATAATCATGCAGGTTCATCTTCCTCAGGCACTGTTTCAATTATTTTTTTAACTAACTCATGGTCAAACTTTGCATAAGTTGTTAATGGATTTTCTGTTTCCACTTTCATTATAGATGCTACAAGGTCTGTCATTGGGTGTTGATAACCCATTGTTCTAAACATTATAGATTTTATTATTTCATTTAAAAAACCTACTTCTGATATAAAGTTTGCGTTTTCATCTTTTATTTCTACACCATTTTCAGCAAGATTGTGTATAGTAGGAATCATTATGCTTTCAGCGACTTCATCAATAAAGCTCATGTCTTCTGTAAGTTGATCCGTTTCTTGTGGAGTAACAACTCTAGCCCGTGTCCATGGGCCTTTAACTACATTACTGTTGTTGCTGATGGACTTATCGTCTTCCACTTTACCCTCTTTTCCTCATACTCACCATAGTAATCAGTAATCCAATCACCATGCTTTAAGTAATGTTGCATGTGTCTAATGTAACCCATACAGTTATGATATTTTGAATGTGAACCTTTTACATCCCTACGCATCTCGTTTTTGTGTGCTGATGCCAAAGATTTCTGTGTTTTAATCCACACTTTTACTTTTTTAGCAGATAGCGGGTGATCATCTCCCCTTTCAAGTACTACTGAAGATATTGAATCGTTTTTTGCTGGAGCCTTTGCTGCTCTAGCTTTTGCAAGACGTTCTGTTGCTGCTTGTCGTTGTTCTTCAGTCATAGGTTTACGTTTCTTACGAACCTTTGGTGCAACCCAACTATTATTTTCGGTACTAGCTACAATCTTTTTTCCAGCCATTTCACTATCCTTCTTTATTTTCTTTTTCACTTTGCTTTTTCAACCATCTACGTCTACCTGCAGCTTTAGCAAGTCTACGCTTTTCACTCTTTGCTGTATAGTGAGTACGTTCCCGCATCTCATTAAATACACCTTCAGTTTGCATACGTTTCTTTAGTACGCGTAATGCACCATTAACATCATTGTTACGAACCTCTACGGTCATACCAGTTTTTTCTCTATCCTTTTTCACTAGGCTTAAGTCCTTCTAAAAATCCTATTAATATATCTATCAAATCAGATGTAATAATAAAATTAGCTATTGCTGTAATTATACCAGAATGGTATAATATAATTCCAAATGAAATCCATAATAAAATTTTAATCATCTAATTTAATTAGTTCCAATTCACCATTTTTATCTAATTTAGTTTTTATGTAACCACCATCCTTTAAAGTATCTAAAAGTTTGTCAGTAATAAATTCTACACTATTCTGAGCCTTACCCCAAAAATAAGTTGTAATACAAGCACACATACAAATACAAAATGCTATTGTTACATTAATCATTAATTAGTCTCCGATACTATTATATCTAACTCTACCATGATTCGATAGTAATGTCAAGGGCCTTTTTCTTTAATATTTAAATTATTTAGGAAAAATTCCATATATAATTCTTCATTTAGAATAGAATAGCTATTACAATAGCCAGAAGTTTTTATGTGCGTACATACTTTTTTTGGAGCATATTTTTCTATCATAGTTTCCCACCAACCAATAGGTTCTACTGTACAATGTGCATTATCTCCATTAGGAAGAATAGCATCCGCAGGAGCAGTTGCTATACCAAGAAATACAAACTTATTTGCCTTAGAAAATATCGTATCAAAAGTTTCTGGAATTTGTTCTTTAGGAATATGTTCTAATACGTCAAATGAAACAACACCATCAAAATTACCTTCTGGTAAAGTATTATATTTTGAAATTGCTGGATCATACAGTGACGGCATTATTCCACCCCAATGTTCATGGTGATTGTAGTCTAAATAACCTTCTGCTTTACCACACCCAAAGTCTAATATACTTTCAACTTTCCAATCTTGTACTAAATCTACTATGTGTTGTAAATAAAATTTTAATCCACCACCATTGCCATAATCATTGTGTTCTTTGTGATATTGTTTATACTGTTCAATCCACTCGTTCATGCAACCTCACAAAATATTCTGCATCAACCACTACCAATGGTTTTTGATTGTTTCGTTTAATAAAAACCACGGGCTCATAATTACCAGAGTTAGACTCTGCCTGTTCGTATGATTTCCATACATTTAGAGTTTCTTGGTTTTTACATTCAATAGAATATGGAAACTTTTCTCTAGCAGCACGGGCCATGATGAGGTCTTCTCCACCAGCACCCATACTCCTAGATTCAACATCCTCTGGATGTACTTCAAGTTTTTCAATTAGTTGATCACGAACCCATTGCTGGAATCGTCTACCTTTTGCTTTAGCTGATGATGTTTTCATTCTTTTCTATACTTTCACATTTGCAGTCTTCACAACCACACCAATCAACATGATTACATTCTCCATTACAATGACAATCGTGTCCACATTCTTGACATTTATTCATCATAGTCCTCTCCGTAATCTTCGAGCTCATCTTCAAGCTCATCGTTTAATTCATCGCCACAGAATGGGCAATGAGCTACTTTATATAGTCGGACTTCAAGATGGTGTTTTATAGCAAACTCAGCATCACATGATTCACATACAACTAACTTCATACTATTTCACACGCACCAGCGACGCAAGCTAATTCTTGTGCTCCTACAGTCATATCTTGAGATTCATATTCAGAAAGTTTTGCCCAATCTACTTGTTTTGGCATTTGTTTTAGTAGAAATTCATAACCTGCTTTATCTGTATCTTGGTATGGTGCTTGTTGGTATGTATGTTCACTAAATGGTAAGAATGATACTCCACTCATCCAATCAAAGTTTTTATATACCCACGAACCAACTTCCATCCATTCATCTTCTTTTACAGAAATTGTAACAGATGGTTTGTGCTCACACCAGTGTTTCTGATATGTCAACCACAATTCTAGTTGTTCGATAGCATTCATGTCTGTTCTAAATATAGCACCCTTGTCTACTTTCATGGGAAAAGAAAACACAGCTGTATTTGAAGGATTCATTACATCATCTTCTACAGGAAATCCTATATCTGTCATCATCATTGTCAATGGGTCTTTCTTATCACCACGAACAGTACGAACATAATAAGGATTATGTCTTGCATGAATACCACTAGCCGCATCAACTAGCTGACTTACTGTACCTGAGGGCTTGACGCAAGTAATAGCAACAGATTGATTTATACCTAGTTTCTTTGACCATTCTTTATTTACCTTAACAGCTTGAGCTTTAAGTTCTTCCAGTAAATTTTCAAGGCCTTTTGCTTTACCATTTGTAAGAGAATTATCCATAATTCCTGTTAGTGAAACACCAAGAAGTCTCTCCTCTGAACAATTCTTTTTCCATGCTGCAGATACATATTTAAAATTAGTAAGAGTAGATTGAAAACTTCCTAGAATCGTTGCAAGACGCACTTTGTCCAAAAGAGACTCCTTTGTGTCTTCTGGTCTTACTACAACTTCGCTTAAATTGCAAAATTCTCTATCACGCAATATTATCTCGCTGCATGGATTCGTGCCAAACTCCTGCCCTTCAGTAACCCTACGACCGCTCATGTCAGCCATACGATTGGCACTTTCGCGATTAAAGATACCTCTTTCACCAGACTTAGAATCATAAAGAGCTTTCCACTCATCCATGAATATACCCATGTCTGGTTTTTCTGTATATGCAGCTGAGTTATTTGCAAGAGCCCTTTGTGGATTTTGTTCCCACCACTGACCTGATTTAGCATGACGCATACGATCATCAGATAGATTAGATAAACTAATTAAAGCAGACCTACGAACGCCGCCAACTACTACTACTTCTGCAATCTTACATACAATATCGTGACATTCTAATGAAGTTAGTTTTCTACCAGCTGCACCTTTTAATATGTTAGTTGTGAAATTAAAAAGATTCTCTAATGGAGCAGGGCCAGACGCACGACCACCAAATGTTTTAAGTGGAGCTCCAGCTGGACGTATTTTTGATAAATCCCACTTAGGAATTAGACCAATGTACAACATACCCATCAGTTCTTTAAATGCCTTTGCCCAACCCATCTTACTATCTGCTACAGTTATTACTGTATCACTAGAATGAAACTCTTCAGCAACTCTTGGAAGTTCAGAAACAAATTGTCTTTCAACAGAAAATCCTACTCCAGTACCATTCATAAGAATATAAAGTATTTCATCGAATGCTTGAATACGACTTACTGATACATATGAGCAGTTGTACCCAGCGATGTTTTCTCGCTTTAATGCCTCTCCAGCAGTCATAAGACACCTCATGGACGGCATAACACGTTGACCTAACACTGCAACCTCAAGTTCATTTCTTGTTTTATCAGTTATATCATATTCACACATTTCTTTAACATGCTCTGTAAAAAAGTCAAAATATCGTGTTACAGTTTCATTCCATGTTTCTCTACGACTTTCTGTAGGTAACCATCGTGAATATCTAGAAAGATGAATAAATTCTTGGTATGAGGTTGGTAGGTGGTTGCTAGGCATTGCGTCTTCTCCATGTTGCAAACCTTATCATAGCCATATTGCCTTGATAAGAGTTTTTTTCTATTGTTGTTTGTATCTCTTCTTTTGTTCTTCCAGCCAAAATCATATCATTAATATCTTTTTCTTCTAAATCGTCTGGCCAGAGAACGACTTCATATCCTTCATAGATTGTTTTTTCAATTTGCTTTAATACTTCTAAATTTCTCCTTTCGTTGTCAAAAATAACTGTAGTGTTTTCTTTTGGTAATTTCATAAAATCTGCACCAGCAACAGCAATACAATTGTCTAAAAACAAACTGTCTATGGGCCCCTCAACCACAAAGATATGTTTATTTTTATCCACTCTATTAAGACCATAAATTTTTTCTTTATCTGGGTCAAGTTTGATGGTGATATATTTTGGTTGTTCATTACCGAAAGCTCTCCCTTGAAAGGCAAACATTTTATTGTTTTCATCAAAGAATGGTATAACTAATCTAGGATGATCGCCCTTCAAAGAAGGGAATTTATTAGGTACAACTTTATTCACCCATTCGTAAAACTTGGGGGCGAAGAACAATTCAAAATGGGCTGTATTAGGAATACGTCTTTTATCCACAAATTTCTTAACAGGATGATCATATTTTAGTGATGATATCTTTTTAAGAGATTTGAGTGGAGAAGGCCCTTTCATAAAGTTTGGTTGTTGAAATTTACCAATGTCAGGAACATTAGTATCATTCTTTTTGTATCGTTCAAATATATAGTCATCATAAATCTTAGTGTCAACGTGCTTTAATAGGTTCTGAAAACTAGCACCTTTTCCACAGTTATGACATTTATATATAAGATTCGCTTCTTTACGAAACACGAATCCACGAGCTTTTGACTGATTTTTTTGAGAATCTCCACAATAAGGACAACGAAAATTAAAAAGAAAATCACCCTTCTTTTTAAAGAGTTGCAGCTGTGAAGATGCAATTAATAGATACTTTTGTTCAATATACATTATAGTATAATAACACAATTACACTATAGTGTCAACCCCAAATTGGCATTTCTTGTATTGCAAATCCAACTACAATAGCACCACCAATAATTAACCATCTCCACTTCTCAAGAACACCAACTCTATTATTTAACTCAATTCTCATTTTATCCATCATTTGTTGTTGTTCTAGGTGTTGAGCTGTAATTGTTTGCATCATTTCTTTTGTATTTGTGGTAATACGAGAATGTAGCTCTTTTATGTCAGCCTTAAACTCCGTATCAGCACGAATTGATGCTTCTTCTTGTTGGGATATCTTTTCTTCATGTACTGCTAACATACGATTTACAGAAGATGATACATCTACCATCCTCTCAATAGCAGTATCTAAACGACTGAATATAAATTTTATATCTGTAACTTCTTTTTTAAGAAGTGCCACTTCTGTGTTTATATCTTCTGCCATTTAGATTCCTTTGTTAACTACTATTTAGTTTATTTGGTAGTTGCAACATAAGTTCCATCCCAATTATCGGGAAGTTCTTTAGTCTTCATTTCTTCGCAACGCTCAATCCAAGTTTCATAGTAACTGTCCATGATTCCCCTAAATGACCCTTTAAGGCTTTCAGCCATTCTAGCAGCCATAGCAAAATGCTTCTGGCGATAAAGTTTCAACATTTTATCGTGCTGTTGTGTTTCCAATATATAGTTAGAATTTTCATTCCACCATTCATGTTCTCCTAGAACTGTAAATATTTTTACACCTTCTTTTTTTCCTTTTACTGCTATTTTATCCAGCTCGAGAACTACAAACATATCTTCAATCTCTTTTGCTGTATCTTCACCTATTATTGTCTTCACTCCATATCCTTTCGATTGGCCTTCAAGTCGAGCAGCCAGATTTACAGCATCACCAAGAACACTATAATCAAATCGTTGATTAGAACCCATATTTCCTACAACTACGCTACCACTGTTAATACCTATACCTATGTTAATTGGAAGCATACCATCGCGCTCCAATTCTTTATTTAAAACCTCCAGATGTTCTAACATCTTTACGGCAGATTTGACTGCTTTTCCTTCTTGATCTGGAACATCAAGTGGGGCGTTCCAAAAGGCCATGATACAATCACCCATGTATTTGTCAATAGTTCCATCATTCTCCATGATAATATCTGTCATAGGAGTGAGAAACCTATTCACTAATTCTGTCAATCCTTGTGGATTGGTTTTATACTGTTCTGAGATGGGAGTAAACCCGCGAATGTCACAGAACAAAAATGTCATATGTTTGGTATCTCCACCAAGTTTTAATAGCTCAGGATTCTTTTGTAGTTTCTGAACCATTGCATGAGAAAGATATGTACCAAACTGTTTTTTGATTTGTTGTTTAAGTTGAAATTCTTTAACAAATCTATTAAATATACCATGTAATCCAACTAATGTCAACATCAATAATGGCATTGTTGGATCAAGTAACCAAAGTTCTTTTGTAAAGAAATAACCTACTCCATAGATTATACCAACACCTGTACCTATCATTAATCCAAATATTACCATATAAGGTAATAATGCAGCTGCAATAACGATAATAACACCCATTGCAAGTATAGCACCTAACTCATATAAGTCTGCCCACATTGGCCGTGATACAGTTTCCCCTAAAATAATTGTACTAAGTGTTGCACCTATAATTTCATGTGGATATTTTTCTCCTATGGGAGTTGCAAGAGGGTTTGCTAATCCTTCTGCTGTTAAACCGATTATTACAGTCTTTCCTTCTACTGGATATAATGCATTAGTTTTATAATCAAGTGTCTGTATCTCAGTATTCCATCTAAGAAAAATTCTTGCCCTGTCATCTGTCTTTATGATACCACGTTTGATAGGAAACCCTTTTACACGAATACTGTCAATACCATATGGTGTTGTTTTCATATAATAGTTGGGAACACCAACCATTACTCTGAGAGCTTCTACTGCGATATTTGGATATAGCTCGTTCTGTACATTGATTAACAATGGAACTCTTCTGACAACACCATCTACTTCTGGTGCAGTATTAATTACACCAACTCCGTCTGAATTAAATATTGGGGGTAACATACCATTGTATGTAAATAAATTGTTTGAAGCGTCTTTGTTACCACCTACCATATTCACTGATCTGAATATACCAGTAGTAGTTTTCTGAGAGCTTCCTGTTTGTGCGATAACAACACCGTTCATATTAAGTGCATCCCACAAATCTTGATCTTTACCAAACCTATCTTCTTCACTAAACAATATAGGAAGAATAATGACACCAGCACCTTCTTGTCTTAGTTCCCAAATGAGATTTGCTATTTTATCTCTTGGCCAAGGCCATTGTCCATTTTCCTCTATAGATTTTTCACCTAAAGTAACATAAATAAGATTGTCGTCAACAACAACTTCTTCATTTTGTAATTGATAATCGAAAGCTTTTAATTTTGCAACTTGTACTAAAGTTGAATTATTCCATGCAAGATAAGTTATTGCAAAAACTGTAAGGAGTGCAACACTCCAATGTGTAAACATTTTTCCCATAAAGATGCCCTAATTCTGTGTAACTGTTACGCCACAACCAGATGCATCTTGACAAGTACCTGTTAATGAGTAATTTTGTGTAGTATCACTAGACTGTGTTAATGATAAATTATAAGAACCAGATCCTGCTGTGAGGTTTATAGATGCATTGTGTGAACCTTGTCCATCTTGAACCATACTGACACTATGATTATTTCCTGATAATTGGATTGTCATATCTTTTGCCCCAGAACCATTTTGTCGTGTAAAAACATTATTATCATTACCATATATGTAGGTAGTCAGATCATGTCCAAAATTAGAAGCATTTCTTTGACCATGTTTCATGTTGTTATTATTACCATGTACATCTAGCATCATTCTTTGATTTCCATATTCGTGAGTACCATTGTCACACGTTGTATCAGAGGAATTATCATAGTAACAACCTTGACCTAAAGCAAAATTATTACCATCACCATCAATATGAAATCCAATGTAGTTTCGGTTTCCATTTTTATTATTGTATTGTTTAATCTCTAAATCGTTATCATCACCATCAACATCATTAGTTACACTCCATATATTAGCACCAATACCATTGTTTTGACCTTGCTGTGAAATAGTCAAATTAAAATCAGCACCTGACTGACGTATATTAATATCGTTTGCAAAAGCCTGTGATGATAAGATTATAAAAATACTACTGGCCGCTTTGATAAACATTTATTCTATTCCCTCCAGAAGCACCTAATTCATAATCATATATTTCTATTTGATTTTGATATACATTTAAGGTGTAGTTACTTTCATTATTAAGTACTAATTGTATTGTATTAGTTCCATCTGTTCTAAACCATGTCCAATTATTTTCACCGACTAAAAGTACAATACCTCTATCGTCTTTACCTGACTTTTTACCCTTTACTCTACCTGCCAAAGCATCTCTAGTTAATAATGCTATTAGTTCTGAGTTGACTTGTTCTAAGATATCTGGTAACAATTCAAAATCTAACCAATTTACAGCAAGTTCGTCAAATTGTTCTTCAACTTTTAATAAATCTTCGTCAAGCTCTTTAAACTCTAGTAAGTCAATGTCCAATAATGTTCTCATTGCCTTTTCTGCAACTACATAACTATCTTCTACTAATTGTTTTTTACGAATTATCAACAAATTATTAATTAAACTTGGGTCTATATCAATCTTAACTACAGGAGATGGTTTTTTGCCCCAACTACTTGTTCGTGTTGCTTGAAATGCTTGATTAAGAATAACAAAACCAGCATCAGTTTCGACTGTAATTTCTCCAGTATAACACATTCCAGCTGCATCGCATGAAGGTAAAAGAATAATTGTACTACCACCAAGTTCATCAACTGTCATCGTAAAGTCTGTACCCCTTACTCCAATGTTTGAAGTTGGAGTACTAATTTTTACATTCTGTCTAAAGTTACTTGCAAGTTTACCTGACGCATATCTCATAGTTCCCAATTTTGCTTTGAGATTCAATGACCCTTCGTTATTTGTTGGATCATACACATAGTCATCAATTACTAATACTGACTGTGAAGTCATATCAACAATTGTTTCATCAATAAATTCTAAACGATGTCCACCTTGAAAAGTCTCAATTTTATCTTCCATTTCAAGTGAGGTGTTTAGTTCCGAACTCAGAGTTTCACCATCGGCTCTTTCTAAAGTGCCTGGCGATTTAGCTGCAGTTATCGTTCCTATACTACCCCACGCTTGAGAAGATAAAATAACAAATAATAATATAAATTTATACATTACTGCGTCTGACTAATGTCAACGTCAGCAGCTGCACCAGCANCAGTATTTACTGTCAAGTTAAGTATGCTATCATAAGCTCCACTCTGTACAATATCATATGTTGCACCACTACCAGTGTGAACAATTGTTACTGCATGACCAGCACTATCTCCGTTACCATCTACATCAATCTGAAAGTTATTTGTACTACCAGTTGAAGTTATTGATACTGGAGAACTTGCACCATCTATGTCAATATTTGCAGTCGTACTATCGCCAAGTATTTGGAGTGTTACATCTGAGTCATCAGAGTTCATTGTTGTACCAACATCAATATCAATGTTAGAGCTATCCCCAGTTGCTGCACCAGAGTCGTTAATATCAAGATCAACATTCCAGTTATCACAACTATAGTTACCAGTTGCATCACATTTAAGAACTACATCGTTGCTATCACCTATTATATCCATATCAATACTTGCAGACGCACCTTCTACATCAGATGTTAATACGTTAGTATTACCTGTTTGTGTCAATGAATAGTTCATTGATGCACCAGTTAAACTAACAGCAGTAGTACTAGTACCAGCTACGTTGTTTTGACCATCCTGTATTATGTCTAAATTCAATCCTGCTCCACTCTGTGTTATATAAATGTCATTTGCATAAGCAGGCATGGTACTAATAGTTCCCAAAAATAATATAAAAATAAATGATTTTAAATTTCTCATTTTATTATACCTTCTTTCTTTTTGTATGACCAGAGTTCTTTATCTTTACCCCTCTGCACAATGTCACACACGGCCAGTTCTATTGCTAATCTAACTGCAATATTTACAGGCTCGTTGTTTGCTTTACCAAGTTCTGCCTCTACTGGAACTGTACCAGTTTCTATCCACCTAAAAATATCTCCTTGTGTTTTAACACTAAGAATAGTTTTAGTTGTAGTAGAGGTTAATAACACTTCACCTGTAGAAACTGAGATTAATCTTAGTCCTACTGTCACCGTGTCTCTAATATATTGAGTATTTACTCCTATTCCCAATAGTCGAGCTCCATGCCCACCAGATACTAGGTTACTATCGTAACCAATAATTGAACCGTGGATTAGTACGCCCGCAAATAATAATGGTTGTAATTTATCTTTATCAGAATTTGCTTCTCTTGTTTGTCGTATGATTTGTCGTTCTTTTATTAAATAGTCTATTCCTTGTCTTTCCAGTACTGTAAACCAAGTACTGTTACCAATATCTTTAAGTGTTTCTATAAGGTATGCTTCACCACCCTGTGTCACTGCTGAACTAAGATGTGCTAGGGTTGTGCCTGGCTTTCTCTGTCCTGTCATATCTTTAAAATCATATACTGCTACAGTTATCTTAGGCCCATCAAGTTCTGGGTAGTTTATAACTTTGTCACTAGCTCTTTGAATATCTGGCGGCTCAATTAAATTATCAATTAACTGAGCATGCTGTTGTATTTGGTTTGTTGTAACGTCACAACCCACTAAAAAACACGATAATATGACAAATATTAATTTTTCCATTAGAAAGAAAAATCTCCTACTGGCACTGACATTGTGGTTACAGTACCATCTTCTTCTGTAATTCTAATATGAATTACACCATTTAGCTTTTCCCAGTATATTTCGTTTCCTTCAATTGTTGAAGTACCACTTGTTGCAGTACCTTCTCCAAACATATTATCAACTAATTGTTTTGAAAGTTGTGCATATATACGACTCTCAACATTTACAAGAAACTTTGCAACAGTATTATTTTTTTCATCTCTTATTGCTTGTGCAGCTGCAGCCTCCAGTTTTTCTTTTGCTTCTTTTTTTCTAGTAAAACGTAACTGTTCCATAGAAAGAACATGACTAGAGTATCCATTACCAGAATGAAATGCTGGATTTTTGAATCCAAAGTTTAAGTCGTTTGCTTGAGCACTAACTGCCCATAGTGCAAGACTACACCCACTAAGTAATGTTATTATTACCATCATTAAAAAAAATCTCATTTTTCCTTATCCTTCATATCTTTAGCCAATTCCATTTTTGTTTTTAATCTTATAAGGTCATTGTCTAGCATTCGAATCCTATCAATTAGTTGAATTAAAGTCATATGTGAATCACTAATAACAGGATCAACTTCATTAGTTACCCATGTCCAAATATAATATATAAAGTATCCCATACCTAAAGCTGCTATGATAGGAAATCCATATTCACCTATTGCACCTACTATGTCCTCCATCTAATCTTTCCTTGCATCTTTTTGACCATCAGCACGAGCTATACGGTCTAGGTCTGATCTAAGACCTACTGCTTCAGAAATCATCACATCAATTCTTATTATTTCATTATTCATAGTTTTAATACGATTGTCTAATGCCTGTACAAAAATTCTTTGTTGTTTTATATCATCTAGCACTCCATCAAGAATAAATCTTAAAGTAATAAACACAAAAAGTCCAGCGGCAAGTGCCGCGGCAATGGGAAATCCCACTTCACCAATTAGTGTTAAGAAATCCATTCTAACTCCTTTACAATGTTATTTTAATGATTTTTACTCTTGCAATCAAAGGCCTTGCACTACTATTTATACAGTGTCAAAATTTTGACAGCAAAATCTATTTGACACTGTATTATGTCAATTAATTTAACTATTCAATTTTTATGCCAAAGTGTTAGATATTTCTAACTTTTTAGTATTTTATGTAGTTCTTTGATTTTGTCACTACCATATGTCTCAAAATATCTTGGAATAATAGCATGAATAGCAACTGCCCATGCTGCCTTTTTGAGTTGGTACGCAAAGTTAATTGCAAATTTAAAATGTTGCCAGCGTGACATACCAGCACCATCTATGTGTTTTTTACATTTTTTAGTTAACATTATTATTTTTCCAACTTAGATATGCGTGACTCAAGTTCATCTATTTTTTTTGTAACATGAGGATATTTTTTTCTCCATGCATCTTCTGGTTGTTCTAACCAAGTCCAACCCCATCTCAATACTAAGAAGTCCACACAATTATCAAATTTGGAATATAACCAAATGCCCAATCTTGTACTCTGAAAATATGTTGAAAATGCTAAACCAAGCAATGAACCTACAATTGCAGTGTAAATCCAGAGCCTATCACTAGCCATTCTTTCAACCATATCTAATATCATTCAATTAAACCTTTTAGTTTATTAGAATAGTATTCTATGTTGTGGTCATAAATTCCATCAAATAGTTGAAACTTTTTTAATGCTGCCCAACGTCCACGCCACTTATCTTTAAACTTTTGCCATATAGTTAGTTTACGAATGTTGCCATAGTAATTGATATATTGTAGTTCCCCCTGATGTCTGTATCCCATCAACCACAAGGGAACAGATGGAACTACATCATTGTTATTTTTAAATCTGTAATGTTCTACATCCATACCTGCACAAAAATCTTTACCACCAACTTTTGGTGAACCATATGTATAAAGCCTTGGTGTTTTTTCTTCTAGTCTAGATGCACATAGTGTTGCCATTGCACCACCTAAAGAATGGCCAGTAATCCATATCTGTTTATTTTTACTTTTTTGGAGTAAGGCTTCAATATCAGACCATAGTTTTCTAAGTTCTAATTTAAATCCCAAATGAACTTTACCTTCAGTTTTTGATTTTCTCTTAAATGCTAAGAGGTCAGCTTTTATGTCAGACATTTGTTTAGGTTCTGTTCCTCTAAATGCAACAACAATATTATCTTTATCAGAAAAAATGTGACACTGTGCACCATCATTTTCTAGAAATTTATATGTCTTAAATCCTATTCTTGATAATTCTCTCTTAGCTCGTGTACCATCATGGTATGCAAGAGCAGAAACCTCTGCAAAAAAATAAGATTTCCAATTGTTATTATCAAATCTTAGTTCCTCACAAAACTCAAAATAAGTTTTCATTTTAATTTTCCCCGCTAGGTATCGTATCTGGTTCATTAGTTACAGCCTTTTCATAGTACACTATAATTTGTTTTTGTTGTTCTATGTATCTTCTTAACTCTGCAAAGTTTTTTGATAGGTTTTCATAATCTTTTACAGATATTGCAATATATGAATCTGTACCATTTTTCTTTTTAAAATCTTCCATAAACTGTTCAAAGTTTTCGGATGGTGAAACTACATAAACCTTTATATCATTCATTCTAATTGATTTTGGATGAGCTACAGTTGGTATTGTTCTTTCAATAATTTCTGTTACTGTAACAATTTCTGGTTCTGGTCTTATTGATGAACAACTACTCAGTAGGAGTGTTGCTATCAGTAATAGACTCAAGGTTATCCCAAAGTTTATCTGTTGCATTTTGCATCCTCTTTTCAATTAAGCCAGGCTTTTTGTTTGCAAGGTGAGTTAGGTTGTGTTTATTTAATGTGTTGCGTAACTCATCACCATACACTTCTGCTTTTCTCAAGTCTTTATTTAGTGCATTTGTAAGTTCATTTAATCTTTTAGCATTCTCGCCCATTTTTTTGATAGTTGCTTTATTTGTCTCATTTGCAACTTCTAGTTTTGCATTATTATCACGCAACTGGGCAATAGTGTTTTGTGTTGTGTCATAGTAGTACTTGGCACCATAAGCTCCAGCACCAAGCACTCCTATTAACGCAATCATTATGTAGACTTTAATCACTATTCAGAACCTTCAGATTTCCACATTGTCCAAGCCCCATAAGCAATAGCGGCATATGCTGCCCAAGTTGCAAATGGCCCTAAAAACAGTACCACTAAACCGACAGCGATTAATGCACCACCATCTAATGAAGTTCTTTCTTTTAATCTTCCTTTAATCCAACTAATCATATTATTCTCCTTATATTTATTTATTTCTTCTTCCATAATTATCTTTATTCATCACTACAAACATTTTATCTGCTAACAAATTACCACTTGTGTAATCTGATAGATAGTGAAATCCAGCAAGTACTCGGCCCATTCCACATTCCTTAGCAGCCTCCATTACACCCTTTTCGTGTTCTGGAAACTTACTTGAAACATATAATCCAACCAATCTAGATTGACAAGCATGGCCACTTGGGTAACTTTTTGTTTTATTTGTTTTACTACCCATTGGTTTAATATTTTTATCAACGATAAATGGTCGAGTTACATTAAATTTTTCTTTAAAATGTCCTATAGTCTCACTTGCAGAACTAACAATGTCCTTCATCTCATCATCATGGAAAACTAAATCATGTTTTTCACAATATTTTTCAATAGCATAAAATGAATTTTCATCATGGTTTCTTATTGAAATTTCATCTTCTTCTGTTCTTCCATCCATAATTCTTTTTAACGTAGTTATTTCTTTATCTACATCAACTGGTGGATTTGGCAAAGTAATTTTTTCATAAGTTTTTTTTGCAAAAAATTCAAACTCTTCTTTTTGCATTTCTTTAGTTTTCTTTTTCATCATGTCAATATATGTACGATAGATGTTTGCTTCCGCAGTCTTTCCCATCTCTTTAGCACGTTGTTCCATTGCCACGGCTGCCTGTATCTTGTGTGCGTGTGTTTTACCAGAAGACTTTATTTTATTTACACTTGCTCGAGCAGTTTCTACATCTTTAAACCCTAATCCGTGAATAGTTCCTTTTGGATTTTCGTCTGTGTATAAATCTGAGTGTTTTTTTGATCCTGCAGGTTGACCTTTTTTTCTGGGTATTCTTGGATTAACATCTTCAAAAGATAATTTCTTATCTGAAGATTTAAAGTTTTTCTTTCTCATTACAGTTTTTGCAACAAGTTCTAACTCACCACCTTTGAGATTTAAAACAAATGGCATATTGATATCAGTCTTCATATCATTAATGACAGCTTCTGCATCTGGGCCCAATTTAGATATAGTCTTACCATGTTTTTTAAATGATTGTTTGAACAGTCTTATGAGTTCAGATGAGGTGATTTGTTTTACATTTCTCTGATCATTCACACGGTCAAGAAAATGTCTTGTAAATTCAACGTCAATACCTAAAGATGCAAACAATCTGTCTGCATACTTTTCAACTTGATCTAGGTCAGACTTCTTTATTTCTTTTTCTGATTGTGCATTCAAATCAGCCATAGGAAAGTATTGGCCTAATCCTACTCCAGTGCTACTACCACCATAACTAAATAGTGGATTTAATGTATCACTATATTCTTGAAGGTGGGTCTTAAAGGTTTTCATTTGAAAACTTCTTACTTAACCATCTTAAAGACTGCTTTAGCTGCAGCAGTAAACTGACCTTTTTTACCATTAATCATTCTGGTAAGTTTTGCTTTATTGTCAGCATTTACTTTATCAAGAACTTGTAACATTGTACTTGCAGTTGTTAAATCTACCTTCATAGTGCCATCAGAAAACTTTAAAGGTTTCATTCCCTTAGTCTTAACAATACTTCTCAGTACATCTACATTGTCTTCTGTAATAAGAGATTCACGATTAAACTCATCTACTGTTTCTATTACTTTTTTACTAAAGGCATTTTTTTGTTCTGCACGTTTAGCTCTTTTAGCTTCTAATTTTGCACGATGTTTTTTATAGGACTTAGAACGAGCATCAATTAAAGCTTTCTTTTTCTTTTTTGACATTCCAGTAGGATTAAAATCAACCCCACTACCAGCTCCTGCAAAATTAGTTGGAGCATCTTCATCTACAGGCCTTCCTGTGTATGCACTAATTTCTTTCCATTTAGCTGTCATCTTTAATATCCTCCAAACTTATATATATTTTTTCTTGGGAAGCAACATGAACAACAGGAAAAATCTCAACACCCAAAATAGTATCTACTGGAGCCTCATCTTCATATGCAATGACCTTATCACCACGTTTAGCAGATAGCTCTTCTTCCTCTTTATTTAGTATATCATTAACTAGAACATAATTTCCTTTAGGTAATACTTCACCAAAGCCTATTACTTCTTCAGATATACTATCATCAAATTCTACGTTGTTTTCTTTAAGGTACTTCATAAATTCTTTTTCAAACATATCTGGATCATCTACTGATTCCTTAAAGGTATCTTTTAGTAGAAATAATGCAGCTGCATAAGTACCAACCTTAGTTCTTAAGCCAGGCACTTTGTTGAAAATCTTTTTGATGTTGAAAACTAATTTGTGAAGGATTGTGTATGAATTTTTTAATTCAGTAGTTGCTAATTCTACTGCAGGTTTTGTAGAACTAGGTTTCTTTATACGATTACCTTTTTCATCTATGATGCCAAACTTATAGGCATCCATTTTTTCAAAAGGAGTCGTAAGTAGCTTTAAAAATCTGTAGGTGACAAATAAGTCAATCGCCCTGCCCATTATAGTTCCTTTAATACTTTGTAAACTTCTTCGTTTTCTTTTACATTTGGTAACTCATCAGCCACTAGTATATTTAGGTATAATAAAAACGATTTAAGGGTAGACCAATATTCGTCTTGAATTTTATATAGTAAAAGTGTTGCAACTGCATCACTACCAAATACATTATGTAAAACAATTAAATGATTTAATAACAATCTTTCTTTTAAAATTCCTGTATCATGGTATTTTCTAAGAAGTCTTTTAATATACTTAAATCTTTTTAAATCGTCTTCAAATTCTTTTTCACCCTCACATTGAGGATTTTGATAATGCCGTATTGCGTACATCACAACATTACTTGAGTTTATTTTTTCATACATTTACATTATTTTGGCAAAAACTTTACAAGATGAGTTTTTAATCATTTCATACTGTATATTTAGTTTCAAACCACCTTCTATGATATGAGAAATACCATCATCTTTTAAAAATTCATTATATGGAGTATTTTCATCTTTACCAAAACGACCACCAAATCTTTCTAGCGGTAAATCAAAAGAACCACTTGAACCTTCCATCGTAGGTGTTGCTGGAAAAGATATTCCAATTTTATTGAGACTTCCTCGTAGTCTCTCAATAGCATGTTCTGCTACTAAATATTCGTGATTACCTATCTGTCCAACGATTGCATTCAATCGTCTAAGAACATCTGGGCGTGTAACTTCTGTAGGATTTACCTCAAGACTTCCACCCATATTATTTGGGTTTTCCCCAACTGGGCCCGTGGGAAATCCACTAGCCTCTTTCATAAACTTCTTAAAAGATTTCATTATCCCATCCTTATATTAAAAAGGAGAGAGAGTGTATCCCTCTCCCCTTGAAAGTGTACTAATCAAGAATTAGTCTTGAGCAGCTTCAACTACACCAGTATCTGCAAGTGCATTATGTGATGCAATACATGCCCAACCAATAGAACCTGTCCACATAAATGTAGCAGAGTCACCAGCTGTAACAAAGTCAATATCAACCCAACCTAGCGGATCAACTGGAGTCATTTCTGAAGAACCACCATCAACTGTGTTAACGATGAATTTTAATTGACCATTAACTGTACCATCAGCAAGAGCTGTAGCAACAGTGCCAGTAGTTGTTAGGAAAGTAACAGCAGTAGTTGCGTTAGCAATAGTTACTGTGTCATCAGACATTGATTGAATTGAATTTGAAAATCCAATAAATGAAGGAAGGTTGTTGATTACGTTAGTAACTGAAACCTTTTTGTTAATAGGTGTTCCTGTTGGATCATCTACAACGTGTAGTAAGTCTGCACCAGCAATCCCTGTAGAGAGATCAGTAAGTGCGGTAATTTTCTTATCAGCCATTTGGCTTCTCCTTTTTTAAAAACCCCTAAATTGTGGGGAATGTTACTGTGGATATTTATTCCACATCGCTTGAGTCAGAAGCTTCTGGCTCATCATTATTAAATTCGTTTAAGAAACTTTGACATTGTTGTTTTGCACCAGTTAGTGCATTAATCATACCAATAGTTTCTATTTTCTGCTGTTCAAGATTTTGTAGATTTTGTTTTACTTTAACAATATCTTCGTCCAGAATAGCAATTCTTTTTTCAATAGTATTTTTGTCTACCATAATTTACTCACTTTTATTTATAAAGAAATTAGTGGCCAACTAATGCTGGCCACTAAAATTAGTTATTACTGATCTGCGAATGTTGGAGCAGTAGCTGAACCAATAATTCCAGTAAGTTGCCATACAGTTGTAGATACACCTACTAATGTTATATCAACAAATGATGGTAACAGAATATTAAACAAAGAGTTTGAGTTCTGGTCAGAGAACACAGGTGCAACTGTTTGACCAGTTTGGTCTGTGTCTACATGAAGAACTTGACCTTTGAAGAAAACAGTGTTATCAGCACCAGTTTTTAGCTGAATGTCATGTCCGTCTGCAGCAGCCAATCCAGTTGGGCCAATAAAACGTAATGTTACACCAGCAGCAGGTGTTGGTAAAGTTATAACTCTATCAGCACTTACGTTAGGCAAAATGTTATATCTACCCATTCCACCACCAGCATTTGTAGCTACTGTTAATGTTACATTTTCATCACCTAGTGTTACTGGAGATGAGATTGCATTTTGGAAATCACCAACAGTTTCTTTTTTGTTGATTGGTGTACCTGATGGGTCATCAATCACATGAAGCAAGTCTTCTCTTGCAGTTGCGCCTGACAGCGAGGTCAGTGCGGTTACTTTTAAATCAGCCATAATAGCTCTCCTTTATCTAAACCCCAAAATTAGGGAATTTTACTGTAGGAAATCAGAATAGTCCTATCCTACATCACCTGTCTATTATATAGACTCATTACAATTCTTTATGTAGGGAAATTTCCCCCACACTTTATTCTATTTATGATGCAGCTACATCCATACCTTTTAAGATATATGCAGAACCACTTGTACTTCCAGTTTGTAAGAAAGTAGCAGTTTTGTCAAGTGAAGCCTCAACAACATATGGGTCAGTTAGAAGTGTTTTGCCTTCTTCATTTCTACCATCTGAATCGTNTGAAGCAGCATTACCAGTTTCTTGTACAAGTCTAAACTCATTACCTTGTCCGTTTGAAACTCCATCAAAATCTTCTGTTCCAGATTCTAACTGTATTGCAATACTATCGTCTTCACCAGGCCTTACTGTTGTTGTAATATCTGCTCGACTATCAAACAGAGGGCCACCGACTGTCATTCCAAGTGCATCAACAATCATTTCTTCACCACCGTTTGTCATTGCAAGTAATACGACATTATCTGCAACTGTGATTTCTTCACTAACTGTAACACTTGTCTGTGATGCTACAGCTGTAATCGTCAAAGTATTATCTGTTGAAAGACCTGTATCACTAGCGTCATCAGATATTGCAAGAGTGCTTGTATCTTGAACTGTGATAACTTGACCAACTGCAAGTGTTCCAGAAACACCATCTACAACTAGAGTTGTTGAACCAGATAATGCTCCGTTAACTGTTGCAACTGCTCCAGCACTTCCGTTTGCAATTAACTTACCACCAAACGCACCAGCAACTGCTGTTCCAGCTTCTAGACGTAAACTTAGTGCAGAAGAACCATCTTCTTCTTCCATATTTGCAGTACCATCAAAGTTGATACCTGTTACAATTCCAGTTTCACCAACTCCAGCACCATTAAATGCAAGGTAACCAGCAGCAGCATTAGTTTGTGCAGTACCTCTGAATACTATTTGGTTACTACCAGTACCAGAGAAGTACATACAAGCCATTGTACTATCTTCTACCATGTCAGTCTGACCAACTCTTGATAATAGAATGTATGCTTTGTTTGTTATTGTCTGATTTGCTGACCAAGCTGCAGATGTAATATCTACTGCCTCATCAAATGTTACTGTAATATCGAAAAGTCCAGTATCAGCCAATGTAGCATCTGTCCAATCAATACCAATAATAGAAGCAGAACCCATAAATTCTGCAAGATTTTTAACACAAACCAGTACTTCTGGTTGTGCAGCTGTATTATCGTTTCCAGATGCTGCAAGGCCAGGGGCTAATCCCCAACCACCAGCAACTGCAATTGCGTGTTCTCTTGCTCCAGTTGAACCAGCAGCATTAGAATCTACTGGCAGAAACTTTGGTTTGTCAGTTGGTGCAGTAGTCGTTCCCCATAAACCCATTTTATTTCTCCTTATTCAATAAGAATATATTTCTTACTATTTATAATTATTTGAAACCCAATCGTTTCAGTTCGTTTAATGTTTTTGGAACTGCCGTGTGATGTATACCGATACCACCTTTTGATTCCCATTCTTTTATGTTTTTAATATAATCATCAATAAGGACATTTGGTTCACCGTCAGAATTTTTAGCAAAAGCTTGTTTCTGTGCCCGACTTACCAAATGAATATTTGCTCTTTTAAAATTGGCGTTTTTAGAGAGCCACTTCATTTTTCCGTTTTTTGAATTAGGGTCTTTTTCAGAGAATGCAGAAAGAATATGAGCATCATACTTTGTTATCATTTGATGTATTCTTTTAGCCCCTGGCATCCATTCTAATTCAGCCCAAAAGTTTTTAGTGTTAGATATATCTTTCCACCTTTGTACTTTGTCTGCAGTGACGAAACTACCACCAGCAACTTCGTCAGCCTTTTTCATAAAATTACACAGAACCATATCCATGTCACAATAGACTGAAGGTAAATCTTCAGT